CAAGGTGAAGAAATGCCATTCGTTCGTATCTGGGACCACGGTTTCCAAGGACCAACAGGATTATGGTATATTGAAAACTCACTTACAACAGTCAACCAAGACGATCCGGTATCAGAATACAACTCAAAGTTGTGGAACTCTGGTCTCGAGTCTGATAAAGAATTGGCTCGTAAACAAAAGCGTCGATTAAAGTACGTGGCTAATATCCTTGTCGTAAAAGACGGTGCAAACCCTGAAAATGATGGCAAAGTCTTTATGTACCAGTTTGGTAAAAAGATCTTTGACAAGCTAAACGATTTGATGAACCCAACGTTTGAAGACGAACGTCCGGTAAATCCGTTTGACTTCTGGGAAGGCGCAAACTTCCGTTTGAAAATTCGTAAGTTTGAAGGATATCCTAACTATGACAAATCTGAGTTTGACCAACCATCGCCTATTGCCGATGATGACTCAGTAATCGAAGGTCTATGGAATCAACAGCACAAGCTGCAAGAATTGGTTGATCCAAAGAACTTCAAATCGTATGCCGAATTGAAAACAAAACTATACCGTGTACTTGCACTTGGTGAAGAAGCCAATATTCCAGCAACAGCTGAGCAAGATGATGATTTAGATTTGAGCAGCTTCGGTAATACTAGCAAGTCAGCTCCAGAACCTACCCTAAAAGAAGCAATGCCAGAGACTAGCGCATCGCAAGGAATGTCAATGGACGATGATGATGACGATCTATCTATTTTTAAGGAACTAGCAAATGGCTAATAAAGTCTACGAAGAAGTTCTAGACTTTGACTTTGGTTTCAGCTTTATTGATGAAGAGCTTCAAGAAAAAGAAGCTGAAGCCAAGGACGCCATTCAAAAGGTCAGCAGCGAGAAGCAAACACTTGAGGATCAACTCACTGATGCTAAACTCGCGGCTGACGACCTTGAATATAGATTAGAACTGTTATTTAAATCCGTCACACCATTCTTAGATAATCTATGTAAGAATTCTGAAAAATCAACAATTTATTGGCCTGATCGCGTAAATAAGATTGAGGCCTATAAGAGTAAACTGAAATCAATAGTAGAAGGTAGTTAATATGAGTCTCTTAGACAAACTTGTGAAAAACAGCACAATTAAAATGACAGCGCCATTAATGGAATCAAAAGTATATGGTAAAAAAGATATGGCGCCAACAGAAGTTCCAATGGTAAACGTTGCTTTATCAGGAAGAATTGATGGTGGTTTAACACCCGGACTATTGGTATTAGCTGGACCATCAAAACACTTTAAGTCAGCATTCGCATTGTTGATGGCAGGTGCTTTTATGAAACGAAACAAAGATGCTGTTTTGTTATTTTATGATGCAGAGTTTGGTACGCCACAAGCGTACTTTGAAAGCTTTGGTATTGATATGGATAGAGTTGTCCATACACCAATTACTAACGTTGAAGAACTCAAATTTGATATTGCCCAACAGCTCGACCAAGTCGATAAGAAGGACAATGTAGTTATTGTTATTGACTCGGTTGGTAACTTGGCTTCAAAGAAAGAGGTTGGAGATGCACTTGATGGTAAATCAGTTGCGGATATGTCAAGAGCGAAAGCGCTCAAATCATTATTCCGTATTGTAACACCGCATCTTAATCTTAAAGATATTCCTCTGATTGCGGTTAACCATACTTACCAAGAGATTGGTTTGTTTCCAAAAGCTATCGTATCTGGTGGTACAGGGATTTATTATTCCGCTGATGCCATTTGGATTATTGGTCGTCAACAGGATAAGGTTGGTACTGAAATTAAAGGTTATCACTTTGTTATTAATATTGAGAAATCTCGACATGTTAAAGAGAAATCAAAAATTCCAATCTCAGTATCTTGGGATGGCGGTATCGTCAAATGGTCTGGTTTAATGGAAGTTGCCGAAAAAGGTGGTTACCTCAACAAACCAAAAGTTGGTTGGTATGAAGCTATCAATCCAGAAACAGGCGAAGTTATTTCTGAAAAGCTAATGAGAGCAAAAGAAGTAAACGACAATAAAGAGTTTTGGTTAATGATGTTTGAGAAAACAAACCTTGGTCAATATATCAAAGATGCATGGACCAATGGCTCATTGCATTACTAACGCTTTATTTTTAATCTAAAAAATGGCCATTTCACTAGCGATCCGATTGGCACAGTAGTTTCAATTCAAGATATCTTGAACGGTAAGTATAAAG